GTTACAATAGTCAAATCTCAAAAGAGTAAATAGTTATGCAGAAGAATAGTGCTATCGAGGTGGCATACAACCACAAAATAAAAGAGGCTGTGGATATGTTCTACAGCCTGACTCTCAACAGAACGCTCAATTTTGGCATAAGACGATTCCGACACTCCAACATTATGATGGACACGGGGCTCGCTCTTCTTGATATGGGTATTATCGTAAACCTGGGAAACCCTTCTCATCCTAAATACCAATGGGTAGACCGCAGTATTTCCCCAGATGATGACTTATATATCAAGGTAAGAACTCGTATCACTGAAAGAACTCGCGAAGAACATAGGTTCGAACCTTTTGTCTTCCCATTTGAGAAAACACAAGAGACGCAGACTCCCTCTATTTCGGCTCCAGCCTCCGAGTCAAATCTTTCATCCGTTTCCGATGCAGAACTTTGGGCAGAACTCAAGATGCGCGGATATTATATTGAAAACAACAAACTCATAAAAGCTCTATAGATATGTACTTCAAACTAATAGACAAAAACCGCACGGACGGCTTCATTGACATCTTCAAGGCTTCAAGAGGGAGCCAGGTTATGTTCTACAAAATAGAGGACATCGTCGGGATGAAACCGCATCCTCTAACCGATGTTCCATACGCTCTGGAACTTGACGGTTGGGCAGATGACGACGCTTTCCCCGGAGATATTTACGAGACAGAGGACTTCGTGGTCGAATGTCTTTCCGAAGAAGAATATTTAGAATATCAATATTAAGCCATGGAACTTTCATACGAAAAGCTCTTGCCGGTGCTTCAATATTTCTTGATCCTTCATGAGGCAGAAGCGGTGAATAATATGCTTACGGACGAAGAGTACACCGCAGATGATATTCTCGAATACATTGACTGGTGCCGGAAGCGCTATGAGTTCGGCGAAGACACCGAGTTCGGTTCTTGGCTCGAGGACCGCAAGCGCAGGGTCCACATTGAGATTCTCGTAACTGAATGCGGAACGCCGATCCACGAGGAGCTGGATTTCCCGAAGCGAGACGAGGATATGGAGCACGGAACGGAGTACGAGTGGTACTACTCCCTTCGTGAAGTAACTGACCAGATTATGGCTCTTCCGGTAGGAGGTTCCATGAACTTCAAAATCCGGGACAACAAAGATTCTCACGGAGTTATCATCCGCACGGCATAGTTCTTGCAAGTAAACACAAAAACACTTAACTTTACACTCATATGACTAACACGATGATTGACCTTCTCAAGAAGGCGCACGAAGTCCAGATTAAGGTCGCAGAGCTCAATGACGGCCACAGCATCCATATCGATCACAGCAGCCACGAGAACCTTTACGGTGGCGGACACTATATGTCCTTCGATGTAACACTCTTCGAGGACAACAGTCTCGAGAAGTCCTGGACATTTGACTCGCTTGACAGCGAATACGAACTTAATCATATCTATGAGGACATGATGTTCCATATTAACAGACTGTAGCCATGTACACCATCAACTATGTCGAGGACGGTCGGGTTATTACCGCCATCGGAGCGCCGGTAAGGACGATTGTAGAATGCCAGGCTCAGATTAACAAGCTTACAGAGAAGACCGACAGGGATCCGCTCAACTCTATTATTGGCTGCAGGTGGGACCGCAACGGCGTGACATGCATTTTGTATGTCGTAGATGATTTCGGACTTCCGATTTCAACTAAAGAGCAGGAGGACGCGTAATGTTCGTAATCGTCTACATTCTCTGCGCCCTGGCTTTCATTCCAGAGGTGTTTAACGAAAAAAGATAAGGATATGTTTCTACTGATTATGTTGGCCGCATATCTTGACGACATGCTCGCCAGACGAGACTAATACAATGACTTACAGCTACATAAGATTCTCCACAAACAAGCAGGATGATCTCCAGCAGCAGCAGGCGATAAAGGAGTGGGCCCTTCCTCGCGGCATCGTCATCGACGAATTCGTCAAGGATGAGGGCATCTCCGGCGGAGTATCTTACCGCGACAGAAACCTGTATAAGCTCGTCCAGAAGATGGGTCCAGGGGACATCCTTATCGTGTCTGAGATATCTCGTTTGGGCAGATCCATGAGCGATCTTAACCTCCTCATTACCCAGGAACTCAAGCCGCGAAAAGTCCGCCTCGTCTGCATTAAGCTCAACCTTGACCTCGACTGCGCGAACATCAAGGCCATTGACGAGATGTTACTATTCAGTTTCTCCTTCGCAGCGCAGCTCGAAAAGGAGCTCATTCAGTCCAGAACCCAGTCCGCCATCGACGCCCGCAAGGAGGCAATCAAGAAGGACGGAGGTTTCTTCTCCAAGACGGACCGCTGGTGTACGCACCTGGGCCGCAAGAAAGGTACGAAGGCTCCTGGAGCCGGCAGGGCATCCGGAATGGCTGCGATGAAGAAGGCCGGCGAGTGGAGAGATGGATCCGCACTGTACACGATGGTATCTGATGAGATTGCACACGGCGTCAGCCAAAAGGACATCCTTGCAAAGGCGCTCAGGCTTTACGAAAAGCACCCGTCCATCTACTGCACAAGAAACGGAAAACCGCTCTGCTGGGGAACACTTTCCAGGTGGGCGAAAGAAATTCAGATTGGGATATGACCTACACCGTCACCATCACCCGTCCCGGCTACGGGAGGTATTCCGGCGGGAGTTACATCACAAGCCAGACCTTCGTAGATGAGAAGAAGGCGAGGGATTACTACACGGATTGCCTTGTTAGGTATCCGAACTACAATGTCGAATTTTTGAAAGGAGATTAATGAGCACTAAAATCAAAATCCAGATTAAGAATAGATGGACGGGTTCAGTCCTGTTCGAGTACGAAAAAGAGGATAACACCGTCAAGGACACGCTTATTGAGGCGGTCAAGAATCACGCAGACCTCGGTGGCGCATACCTCGGTGGCGCAAACCTCCGTGGCACAGACCTCGGTGACGCAAACCTCAGTGGCGCAGACCTCCGTGGCGCAAACCTCCGTGGCGCAAACCTCGGTGGCACAAACCTCCGTGGCGCAAACCTCGGTGGCGCAAACCTCGGTGACGCATACCTCTTTGGCGCATGCCTCTTTGGCGCATGCCTCTTTGGCGCAAACCTCGGTGACGCAAACCTCAGTGGCGCAAACCTCGGTGACGCAAACCTCGGTGGCGCAAACCTCCGTGGCACAGACCTCCGTGGCGCAAACCTCGGTGACGCATACCTCCGTGGCGCAAACCTCGGTGACGCAAAAAATATTCCCTTCATTCCTCTCGCCTGTCCTTCGGACGGGGCGTTCATTGGGTGGAAGAAAGTCAAAGAGAAACTCATTATGCTGGAAATCCCGGAGGACGCCAAAAGATGTTCCGCAATCGGGAGAAAGTGCAGATGCGACAAGGCAAAGGTCCTCGGCATAACCGACTTGGACGGTAGTAACCCGATCGAGAGCATCGTAAATGAATCCTATACCCCTTGTGTAACCTACACTGTCGGCGAAATGGTCTATCCTGATTCGTTTGACGAGAACCGCTGGAAAGAATGCTCAAACGGCATCCACTTCTTCATCAATCGGCAAGAAGCTGTCGAGTATTAACTTTTTGAAGGAGATTAAGATGGTTTGGAGAGACCACAACCTCGGCAAGAGTCCGTTCGACCCGGATTATGACGACACCTACGACCGTATGCAGGACTACGAGGATTTCTGCACGGCAATGGAAGAAAGAGAAGAATATAGACGAGAAGAATAACCAATGGCGCGTATAAGGCAGTGAATAAGAGTAGCCACGCAAGCAAATTTGGGATTGCTGGTGAAGCCGGAATCGTAGAGCCAAAGTGAGGATTCCACGCGCCTTTTTTAACTTGAAGAATATGACGACAGAACAGAAAGCAAAAGCATACGATGCGGCTTTGAATTGGATGCGAGAATTGTATCCGGGGCTTCACGGTGCAACTAAAGAGGATGCAGAGCATTATTTCCCCGAACTCCGCGAGAGCGAGGATGAGAGGATAAGGAAAGGACTGATTGAAGCCCTAAAAACATCAAAAACTGTTGGTGAATTGAAATTCGTTCTTCCTGAACCAACAAGAGAAGAGTGCATTGCCTACCTCGAAAAGCAGAAAGAGCATTTTCGTGACGATACGAAAAAGGTAGAGCAGAAGCCAGCCCAAACCGATGATGAGAAAGAGTACATCCGTACTATCAAGAGCATCATATCTGATTTCATCCGTGACAAGAAGCCAGAAGATGTGGCATACTATCAGCGTATCTATGATTGGCTTGATGGAAGACATATCGAGCAGAAGCCAGCAGAGAAAGAAATTACATTGAATGGCTTTGAGAAAGTTCTTGATTCATTCTTATTTGATTTTGTGCATTCTCCTATTATAGATTGTGAACCTAAAGAATACATTAAAAACCATTCTGCGTACCTTCTTAAAGCAGCATACAAAGAATTAAACGCTCAACTAAAGCAAGACTTCTTTGAGGCACAACAAGAAGGCAGACGAGAGGGATATGAAGCAGCAATGGCAGAGCAAAATCCAGCAGAGTGGAGCGAGGAGGATGAGATAAACAGGCAAATTGCAATAGGAAAATTTGAGGGAACAGAAGTCGCTTTGGAGTGGGATATAGAGCAAAGAGTAATTGAATGGCTCAAATCCCTCCGTCCAGTTAGTAAAGAATCCTTACAACCTCATTGGAAGCCTAGCAAGGCGCAAATAAATTATTTAGGTGCTGCTGTAATAGAGGCGCAGAGAAGACATAATGAATCCGTTAATGGATTTCCACGATATCACGCACTAAAAGAACTCTACGAACAATTATTAAAACTGTAAAATGGGGCAGAGGTATAAGGATGATTTCGGCTAATTTATCCTCCTTATATTGATGGTCTCTGCCCTTTTATTTGATTTAGATATGACAAAATACATTGACGCAGACCGCCTGAAAGAAGCGGTGGAAAAGGAATACAATAGCAATTATACTGTTGGCGGTAGATGGGAGTTGGGGTATGATACCGCGTGTGAGCAAATCCTTGACATCATCGACTCTCTCCAGCAGGAGCAGCCGATGCCAGATTCTACTAAACTGATAGAACTTTGGCACGAGGATAAAGAGATGCTGAAAGAAAAGGATTTCCGCGATGACCCGTGGAGGCTTGCCTATAATGCTTTTATGTGCGGTTTTGGAAGGGGTATCTCTGTAAAGAAACAAGAGCAACCACTAACTACTGAAAAGGTTGTAGAGCAATGTAAGAAGTTCGGTGGAAATCCAGAGATAATTCAGCAGGAGCAGCCGGAGGTGGATTTGGAGAAATTCACCGAAAAGATGGATGCCTGGAAAGCAAGATACAACTATCCAGACAACATTCCCATCAAGGCGGCTATGGCTTTCACTGCGAGAATGTTTTATCAATATCCAAATGTCGCAAGGCAATGGTATGATAGCCTTCCAAAAGCAACAATGGATTAACGCGAGAAAGGAGGAATAGTTATGGAACAAGACATAAGAAAAGTTATTGATAGACTAAAAGAGGACATTGCTACTATTGAAAACTGGGATGGTTCGTATTGGAACAAATCTCTTGATAAGAGCCATTTGAAATCAATGGCAATAAGGCTGAGAAATGACATTGACACAATCGCATTTTTCTTGAAAAACTTTTAACGCAAGATTATGACAAAAGAAGAAAAGATTATAGCCACCGCCTTCACGGGTAAGATGTTCGTAGAGGGTTCTGATATGGGGTTACTCTATGAATATATGGAAAAGAAAGTCGGACACAAAGTTTTCGACCTTATCCTTGCTGACAAAGGATTCTGGGAAAAACTACATAAGGCTTGCGAACAAGACTTTATTAATATGGTCAGCAAAGAGCAGCCTTCCCTTCCTTCCGAAATTGACGAGGCGGCAAAGGAATATGCAAAGACCACCTTCAAGAAGCCATATTCTGACAATCCAGACAAAGAGGTTACAATAGTTGAACCTGATAAATATGCTGGATTCATCGCCGGAGCGAAATGGGATAAGGAGCAGATGATGAGCAATGCGGTGGAGGGATATGTTACATTGACATTGACGGGCGTTCGTACTGTTGCCGCTACAATCAAAGGGGAAGACAACATCGGACTTGGCGACAAGGTTCGCGTGATTGTCTGCAAAAGGGAGGACTGATATGGAAACTGTAAAATATATCCTTGATTTCTTTTTCGGACCGGGAAATTTCTGGCATTTCTTGGGATTGTGTGTTGTTTGTCTTTGCCTTTGTCCAAAAACCTCAACAAAAACTATCATTCAGAGGATTAAAAATCATGAGTAAATTCAATCTTGATAAGCTCCGAGAGGCAGCAGAGCCACGGAAAGAAAAACCGGATTTTATGGAGAAAAACAAAGTAAACGCGATTGACTACTGGTACAAGAAGTACATGGCTTTGAAGGAGACCGAGAGAATCCCAAAGCCGGAATTGACTTGGAAGGATGTGAAGGCCATCGTAGAAACCGCAGATATGATGGTAAGTGAGGTGGGCCGAAGCTCACAAGAACTTATCCAAAAATATCCAACCGAGAAGGCTTACTACACCGAAGTCCTCGACCGTTTCAACAAAAGCAAAGAGGCGAAGAAATGACACTCGGAGAACTGAAAAAAGAACTAAAAAATTTGAATTATCCAGATTATCTGAAGGTAGAAGAGGTACTTGCTGATTTATTCTACAAGGGATATGTGAACTTCTTGAGCGCCGCGGTGGCATATTCCAATGCACTTGAGAAAGATAGGCACGACAAGGAAAGCCTGTTCAACGAGGCGGCTTGTGTCATTACGATGGCGTTGAGCGGTAATTGGAAGGGCAAGCACAGGGAGTCGCTTATCAAGCGGGCGATCCATATCCTTAATCTTAACAAGACCTTTCCATCAAATATCTACAACAAACAATACGGATATACCGATGAGGACAAAAAGGAGTGGGACGAGTTTATGAAAATGCACTATGATTATCAGCAGGAAAAGAAATGAGCAATTATCTACTCTGGGCAATTTACTTCTTCGAGGTAGTTATTGCCATTCTACTTTGGAAAATCTATAATAAACTTGATAAGAAATGAAAAAGAGCAGCCCCGAAAGACTGCCCACTCCGTCCACTAATTATGGTTGGGAAACCGATGCTTGGCGGCACAAGGCATAACACCTTGACAATTAGTTTTGACATACAAAGATACGAAAATTATGAAAAAGTACATCATTGAAATGAACGAGCAAAGATGAGTAACATGGACAGAAAGACCGCACTGGAAGTATTAAAGGACTACCAGTATTGGCGCAGATACGACGGACCAATCACCGACTCTCCGCAAATGCAGGACCCGAAAATCATCGGAGAAGCAATTGATGTGGCGATACATGAACTGGAACGGCTCTGCCAAGAACCGCCGGAAAAAGAATATTATGGACAATAGAAAACACACGCCTCTTGAGTGGTCTGTAAATGTATTGCACTTGATGTTGCAGGCTACCATGGTGCTCATGGAGGATATTGATATGCAACTCCGTGTGCAAGGGAATGCTTTCCACCGGGAGAAGAAAATGTATATCAAGAACTACGCAAGGTGCATTGAGCAAGCCCGTGGATGGATGGAAAGGTTCGGCCTTGACACCTCTTGTTGGGAGGCGGTCGGTGAGGACAGCAAGGCTTACACCAATGTAATCGCCGATGCCAATGAACTCATCCGGGTAATCCTTCTCTATGTAGACCGCGCCCATTGTGAGAACGGCTACTACGACATCATGCGCTCACTCAGACAACTTCCGGAGAACGGCTTATTCCCGGAGTCCTACATCGCCCGGTTCAACTTCAAGCACGAGTGGATATACGGGAAAGGCGACCGGGTACATACCACCAACCACGGGGACGGGACTCTTGACGCAAAGGTAAACGGTTCGTGGATTGTCAATCTTGACAACGGGAATCAAGTTGTGTTAAACGAATCAATGTTCAAATTGCTATGAGATGAATAACGCTAAAATCCTAAAAAAGATTATATCTGGTCCTAACTATTTATCTAATAGAATGGAAGAAATGGACAGCAACTGCTCGTTCTACATTGACCAGATGGAACATGCCAAGAATGCGCTTCTACGGAAAGCGTATTGCAAAATGGCTGCAATCTATTTCAAACGATACGAATACTACTTCAAAAAACAAACTGGACATGGACTACGGGAAAGTATTTAAAGAAATCAGGGAGGCCAGTAAGACCAGCCGGCCACAAATGGCCGCTAATCTTGGCATCACAACCTCAGCCCTGTGGAAAATTGAAAACGGCAGGGCGGCACCGAAGAAGGAGACCATTTCGCGATTCTGCAGGATATCCGGGATCCCGATTGCGTATTTTTACATAAGGTGTCTCGAAAAAGAAGATTTCTTCATTTAAAAGAAGGGCGCCAGGAACCGCAAAACCTGACGCCCTTTACCGACTTCAATCGCGCCGGTTACAGTGCGGGCATGACAGCTCGCACACTATATACGATATGTCGTGTGATATATCTCCCATGAGATAGGCCAGCTCCTCGCTATACGGATCTATGCCGTCCTCCTCTGCAATGTGCATGGCGACATGCGCTATCTCGTGAATAGTAGTGTTCATAAACTCCGGCCCCGTACTTGTCTTGCCTACCGCCACTACACTGCGCCGAAGAGAGGGGTTACTGAAGCAAAAACCCTCATCTCGGCGCTCGGCAAAGACATTTGTCTGCACCTGTTTCATGATAGAATCCGGAGCGCCAGCCCAGATTAAGGCTTCTTCGATGTCCTCCGCGTTTCGTGCATCAAAAGAGAAGAAAAACAAAATCGTCCAATGCCTTATGTGTAGTTTGCGAATTGTCATTATTTTTCTTATATTTGTAGAGCGGATAGGACGGGAGTAGCTACCCTCCGAAAAGCGAAGCTGATGCGCCTGCCGCTCTTTATTTTTCATCAGCTAACTCATAAATCATCAGCGATATGTTACCGTATCAAAATCTGTCTCTTGAAGACATGCCCGGCGAGGTTTGGAGGGACATCCCTGGGTGGGATGGGTATTATCAAGTTTCCAATATGGGACGAGCCAAATCATTAGATCGCGAAATTATTGATTCGTCTGGGCGTCACTATTATAGGTATTCGAGAATTCTAAAGCAGACATTACAACACAGAAAATACAAGATGTTAGTGCTCCCTTTATATCAAACAAGTTTGCATAGAAATGTAAAGCTTATCATCGCAAGATGTGTAGCCCAAGCGTTTATTGAAAACCCAGATAATAAGCCATGCTTTGACCATATCAACACAAACACTCTTGACAATAGAGTAGAAAATCTACGCTGGGTTACGCACAAGGAAAATAACAACAATCCATTAACCAAACTACATCTTAGTCAAACATCTTGGCGTCGAAGAAAGATTATATGCACAAAGCCCGATGGTAGCGAGGTTTCTTACAATTCAATTCTTGAAGCAGAGGATGACGGTTATAGATATCGCTGTATTCAGTGGTGCTTATCTGGCCATCAAAAAAAACACAAGGGTCGTACTTTCCGCTACGCCGATTAAAGTAATTCTCCCCACGGAATTGGAATGCCTTTAGCAGAGCAGTCAGCTAAGAACCGGGTAAACACAATCCCGTCGTAACCGTCTTTGTCTCCAAGCAGGTCTTTCACATACATGGCAGCGTGCGCCTCATCTGGGACTGAACTTCCGAGGAAATCGGAAAACGCCATATGTAGGGTAAACACTGCGTCATAACCCTTAGCGTTCTCGACCTCGGCGTCATGACTCTTTAATATCGAGTCCACCTGCTCCTTGGTTCGCATCTGCACTTTGTTGCCATTTTTGTCTCGCATCATACCAATAGCCCACTCTGCCATAGGCTTAGAAAAGTGATAGCCGTGGTAACTCAAGTATTCTCGCATACCATAAGGCATACGATCATAATCGTAATCATCTAATCTTGCCATTTGTGTTTTCTTTTTAAAGGGGCGGACATGCCGCCCCTGGTTTTACACTAACGATAACGACCTCTCGAATCGCGCATGCGGCGCATGCCGTACATTTCGTCCATGTCGTCCATCTCGTCCCAGTCGTCGCGACGGCCATAGCCGCCACGCATGCCGTAGCTCCGGCGCATACCGTACCGGCGCTCGGAGTACTTGTCCTCCATTTCGGAAGCAAGCTCGCGCATACACTCGAGTCCTTCTTCGACCATCTGAGCGGCCTCTTCGAAATCCATAGCGTCTGACTTGCGCCCTTTGAGATTGTAGACTGCGTAGCCCATAGTTTTTTATTCCTCCTTAGGTTTTTTGCCAAGGGACTTAGACAGCATCCCAGTCAGGGCCGCTATCTGGTCGCTCATTCCTGCAAGCTGCTGTTCTAATTTCGCAATTTTCCCGGCTTGTTCTTGCTCGTGTTTGAGCTGCGGGTTAAGGTCCAATAGGAGCTGGTCACAAGATGCGATGATTCGCCTGTGAAGATCAACCTGGTCAATCGCGGTCTGGCTCGCATTTCGAATGACATTGATCTCGTTCACAATCCCGTCTCTCGTCTCGCTGAGGATTACGCCCTTATCCGGGAACTCGGCGATGGACGAATTGATTGGAATGCGGGGATATGTCTCCGTCTTGCCGTCAACCTCGATAGAGAGGTCAACCATCATTCCCATTGTGTTCGGGTTAATTGGCTGCTGGAAATTAAATTGCGGAGGATACTGATTGCTGACTTGTGCGACCTTTCCTACCGCGAATCGCGGTTCGTTCTTATACAGAACATACACGGGAGTACCTTGTCTAAGTCCACTTAACATTGGTTATACTTTTTAAACGATTGGTGAAACAACCTGGAGGATGCCATTGAACCAGTCGTAGAAGACGGTAATGACTCCGGCTCCAGTGAGGTCGGCGGCGGTAACTGCAACCCCGCCAAACGAAGTCAACGCACGGGTCTGCCCATTGAGAGTAAACCGGACCGGAAGGGTCCCGGTAGTCCCCGTAGGAATCGCCTCAGCGATGCGAATCGTAAGGTAACCGACGCGGGGAATACTCCGGAAGCCCAGAGAGAAGTCCACCGCGTCAGTACCCACGGTCACACCGGTCGTGGTGAGATAGGGCACTCCACGTGTATTGGTCGTTTCGATGCAAACACAATCACACATGGTCACGCCCTCCTAGAAAATAAGGCCGTTTCCGCCATAGCCCCAACCAGGCCCGTAGTAACCGCCGTTGCCGAATCCGCCCTGATAGAAGCCGCCAGACACATAAGGTGTGGCGTTCAATGCGACAAGGTTAGGATACTGGACACTGACCGTGCTGGGCTGCTTGCACTTGATGTCGTCCACCTCGCGAGCGAGAGCCGCAAGAGCGGAGTTCACGGGAGCGACAGCCTGCTGCACGATACCTGCAGTGAAGTTCTGGGACTCAAGTTTGGCGACCTGGGCGGTGAGAGAGGTGATTTCACGATCTTTCCTACTGGACTCAAGAGCGTCGATCTTGTTGTCGAGAGCGAGGTAGTTCCGGTTCATCGTGTCCGTCAGTGCGTAAGTCTGCTGGCACATCGCAAGCTGGTCTGCGGCAGACTTGGCCTCGATGGCGGTGCGGACACCAGAGATGTCGCTCTGTAGAGCGTTGGTCTGCTGACAAATGGCAAGCTGATTGTCGCAGCAGCACTTCTGGAAGGCGCTGATGATGCTGGCGTCACCGGAAGCGATGGAGTTCATGATCTGAGGAACGGAGACAGCCTGCTGCAGGGCCAGCGTAGACAGCGCGTTCTGGACGTTCTGTACGCCGCTGTTGACGAGGTTGAAGTCCTGACCGAGAGCGGTCGCGAGGTTGGAGACAGCAGTGCGGGAAGCCTCACCCTGCGCGTTGACAGCGTTCATGATCAGCTCTCTGCCGCTGTCGTTATTGAGCTGGTTGGAAAGGAAGCCAGCAGTGCCGTTGCCGCCCCAGCCGCCGCCGAAGCCACCGAAGCCGTTGTTGCCCCAGCCGAACATGGAAGCGATAATCGCCAGACCGAAGAGGTCCGCGATGGAGTTGAAGGAGCCGAAGCCGTTGCCAAAGCCCCCAAATGCCGGATACGCGTAGCCAGGATGCTGGCTGTTATCCGGGAGAATGATAGTACTACGATCTTCTGCCATAGTATGTAGTTTTAAGGTTAGAAATTATCCGATAGAACTGTTCTACCGTACCGCAAAGTTGACGAAAAAGCGGCCCTCAAAGAAGGTCGCTTCAAAATAGAGATATGTCGCAGATTACAAAACCGTTTCTTGTAGCAAATTATTTCTTCCTCCATCTATCCGGAATGATTCTCACGAACTTATGGAACGGATATAGCAAAACTCGCTTCGGTTTTGCGATAAGTTTCCTTGCAATAGACGCTCTGACATTCGATTCCGACACACCGTAGAATTTCGCAAAGTCGGAAATCGTTCCGTGAATTTCCATGTTGTTCTCGAGCGCCTTGATCGCGTCATTCATTTCGTCCATAGTACAAAGATTGTTATCGACCTTGTACTTGTAGAATCCGAGAATTTCGGAGAGAAGTTTATTTGCGTCCATTTGAGAAGAAAACTTTATAAGCCGAGATTAATAGCAGAATCGTCATCACCAACGTTAGCGAATCAGTAACGAGAGATTCAATCTCGGATAGCTCTATTATGTAATAGTCTATAAAAGAGACAATCTGTGGAAATAGCGGAAGGATACAAGCCATACGATGCCAGCGGCATAAATGAAGAATCTTGGAGTAAATAAGATGAGCCGCTATGACAAGAGGAGAAATATAGAATAGTGTATCGCAGAGTGCTTGTGCGGATTCAGTCAACCAAGAGTATGCAGCAAAGTCTATAATGTATAACGCCGTGAATACGAATGGAACAATCTGTACCGAAAGCGTGATACGCTTCAATACGATAATTAGTCTTTTGATTTTACCTGTGTCGTATTCTTGGTTTACCATTTCTGGTCGTCCTGATGTCAATCAGTGCCTTTGCCCTTGTCTGGTACATCCTTTCTCCGCTCGGGTTATCGTTTTTGACAACGGCAATAGGTACGCTTGCAAGAAGCGTGCCTGACTTTTTGTTGCTGGACCTGACCTTTATCTTAACCTTAGCCCTAGACATCTCATCAGCGGTTTTCTAAACGTTATGGCGAGTAAGACCAGAACGCCTCCAAGAAGCCACCAAAACGCCCGGATACGGAACTTCTGCCACCAAGACAGGGGTTTCTCCACCTTGACCTCCTTGATGGTCTCTACGGCCTCCTTTTCGCGGTAAATCGTGTCGGTCACGTGAACCACTACCGGGACGCGGATAATCTGCGGAATGGACTCCAACGAGTGATGGAGATACCCGCCGGAGACAACCGCATCGGACTTTGCGAAGGAGTTCTCCAAGTGTGACGAGGTGTCGCGGGTCACAATCCTCTCTACCTCTATCGGAATCTCCACGGTCGCGGTGTCGTGAACCTCCCGGTCGCGGTACTCCACCTCCTTCTCAATCTTCGTAATCACCCTCGGGCGAAGGAGGGAACACCCGGAGAGGAGCGAAAACAAGACTACTACTAAAACGCCCCTCACCGGAGTCCCTATGTATGACTTATTGTCCATCCTTCCATTCCAAAGTTAACCGTTGCCGCAAAATATGCGGATTCAAAATCCTCATACGGGCCGATTCTATATCCGCCCGTGGTTGTCACATACCAAGTCATACTATCTCGATTGTTATTTTTTCGCCACGATCTGCTGCCTCTTTCATTCTTTTGTATAGAGCCTTGAAGGTGTCACGGCTTGACGTGAGCTTGCCTTTCGCGGTGTTTCTTCCGCAAAGGATACAGCCAGCCGAGTCGAGGGCGGTCGATCCAGGATGGATGAGAATCCCGTCGAATCCAGGGACATTAAGAAGCCGAGGCATCCTTCCGCCGCAAAGATCTCTGTACCATTTGATAGCCCTATACTTTGGCGAGACGACATTGAGCGTTATCTCGTAGGTTCCAGACGGGATTGCAGTCTCGCCAGGGACCTTTACTTTCCGGATGTGATCCAGAGAATCCGTCTGCTTGAGACCACGGTCCTTGTCCTCAAGGGATTCGTAGAATCTCTTCCCATTTACGAACAGGCGTGAGATCGTATAAGTGTCCTTCTCCCAGGCTCGGTCTAACAATATTTTCATTTTCTCCCCCTTTTCTTTGCGGTGAACTGTCCTTTCTCGTTCCTCGGCTGACCTTTCGGCATCGGCTTGAAAACATCGTCAAAGGTGACATCATCCGTCACGATGCCAATCTTGCTACCAACCCAGCGGCCTACGAACACCAACACAGCCCGGAGGAATCCAAGCAAGGAAAACTCGATGTCCTTCGTGCAGAGGTAGTTTCCGATGATGGAGCCGATTTCGTTCACATAGACCAGGGCCAGGGTGGCCCACTGAATCCATTCCTCCTCGAAAGCAATAGACATAGACGAGGCAAGAATGAGCCAGGCGGCGAACTCAAACACCTTCCCCGTCGTACCCCGGAGTGCCTTTGAGAATGTAACCCTATCATCTGGGCGTTTGTATTTCTTGTATCGGTGGCGGGATGCCTTGACCCCGAACCAAAGGTCCAAGGCTATCAGCACCAGCGCGGGCAGTGCAAAAGGAATCATAGCGAGTACGGTTTTTTGTAATACGGCGACCGTGACGGCGACTACGCCGCCCTCTACAACATTGTTTGTCGTTGCGCCAATGTCGGGCTGTCTCATAGGTTCGTTATTTTATCACCCACAAGGCAATCGTTCCGACCACCCCGTAGGCGAGATTATGATACCATTTCGGTATGAAGTTAAGGTCACAGTCTTTGGTCTTACCACGCCGGATGCCAAGGATATAGGCAAGGTTGTGAGAGGCCCACTCCCGTTTGAGCGAACCCTCACTCCGTTGCCATAGCGGGCAGGACGGGTGCTGGTTCCGGATAGATTGCAACTCCCGCCCCATCTTCTTCTTGGAGATGAGGTAGGAGTCAATCAACTTGACCCGGTCTGCGAAAATCCTGTACTTCATTTCTTCTTGTCGTACTTCCAGTGATAGCAGAACGGAGCGATGACGAAGATGACCAGCGGCTCGATGATGATACCGAGAAGGCCGATGGTCATGACCACCCACTTAGCGACCTCGGCGAAGAGGTTCTCTTCGACAACCTTCCCGAAGAAGATGCCACACAGCGCGATGATGGCGATGACGATGACCGCCGTCCAGATAGCGAAACGCTTTACATAAGTTTTCTGTTCCATTGTAGTATTGATTTATAGGTTATTCGTCAAAAGGGCTGTTTACATATTCCGGATTAGCATCTTCGGAATGGCAGTAGTTCCACCAAGTGTCCAACTTTGCAGAGTATTCGGCCCAATCCGTGTCCTCAAGGTATTGGTCCAATATTGCTTGGTCTCCGGATTCTGACTCTCCGGGACCAACATAGATTTTTGTCACTTTACTCATTGACGATGCAACAAGAGCAGGAGAGGCCGCAATTCCGGCATAAGAAAGGTGAACGATTACGCCGCTCGGTTGAGCAGAACCCACAATTGCGGTTGTACCACTATTTATTCCTCCGACTTCAATAAATTTAAGATTCGCGGAGCCGCAAAGACTGTTTGCGCAAGAGACATCCCCTCTAACATAAAGACTTTTTATCGCGCTTGAATAAAAAATAGGACGGTTAGCATTAGTCGATGTTGCATTGCCACCTATTACTATTTTTGCAAATGCAAAAAAGCAATAACTATTATCACTGTGACCGATTATAGAACCAAGCATCTTAAACATTCCTGTTCCATTTCCAACCGCACCTGAGGAACCAGCTCCAGCAAAGGCCGTTACATAAAAAGTAGAAGTTGACAAAATCAAGATATTAGTCAGCCCCGTGCAACCAGTGAAAGCACTTGTTCTAATAGATGTGACAGAGGAAGGGATGATGACGGATGTTAATCTATCCCACTTATAGCAAGCACCTGCAAAGATCGTTGTGACCGTGTTTGGAAGTACAAGGTCGCGCACTTCCTCGCCGTTGAAATAGACGTAGTGTGGGCCAGAACTTGAGCCAAACGGGTGAGATGCAGGATAGAATGCTGTCACATTCGGTAGCAACGACATCATTTGATTAAAATCAGAGCAAAAGAGTTTCTTTAATGCATTACACCCATAAAACCATTGGCTATTCGAGCCATTCAGAGTGAACGTATGATAGTAGTGTAATTCTTCCAAGGATGTACATTGATAGAAAACAGTTGCAGTTGCTCTATTTTTCAAATTCGCAGGTAAAACAATCTTTGTGATGCTCGACTGGCGGAATGCATTAGTTGTAAACGCCGTAATCCCGGTGAAATGCTGAAACTCCTCAAATGATGTAATCCCGGTCTTTTGGTAGAAAGTCGTTCCGAGTTGCGCGTTGGTCACCGCCGCCGCATCCGCTACGGTCAATCCAACTCCATCGCTTGACCAATTCGCAACGCATATCCTTTCAACCTCCGGGTCGGCGAAGGATATGTAAATCTTTGAAGAGTCGTAGAGCAGATAGAGCGAGGTGTTGAACAAGCGGGAGAGCACTTTCTTGATGTTTCCGTCGTAGTCTTCTTGGTGCTCGGTGTCGAGCTGCAGATCCTCAATGTTTCCCGCGGTAAGACCGCCAGCGGAAACATCTATCGTCCCTTCTATGAACGGCTTGTCCAGGACGGTTGCACCATCGGAGGAAATGCCCTTGTATTGTGCCCCGGCAAGGGACGGTAGCATGTTTACTGCGAGGCGTTCGGGATCGGTATAGGTTCCGCGCCAAAGAATGCGGATATAGGTCAAGACCTCGGATGCATCGAAAGCACGTGCAAGCATCGCAAAGGCGTCCACATCAGTATCCTCAATATGGATAGTCTGCACATGGGCGTACCCTTCCACCGTAAGGGAGGACAAGTGCTTTAAGCCACGCAAGACAATCCTCTGGGTTGCAGCAGGGAGAGAGAGTGTCTCGATCTTGCTTCCTGCGGCAAGGTCAACGGAGGGGACAGAAGATCCTGATAATAATAATGTACGGAGGCGCGTACAATTCGCAAGGCCGGAGATAGCTGTAACGCTGACCGCATTGCGGGCATCGATGATTTCCAGGCACTTATTATTCGTGAACACGAGGCCGGGGATGTTCGTCGTCACCTCCTCGGCGTCAGCAGCGCCGATCAGGAATTCGATGAGCTTCGCACCGGTGATCGTAATGTTGCCAATATCCTGGAGGCCCAGTGAAACCGCCTTGAAGTTTCCCAGCGATGCAAGCCAGTTTGACGCCTGGATGTAGAATGCGGTATTACCGTCGGATGCAGCAGCCAAAGGCGCAGTATTCCCGGGCTGTGTCCGCCCCCCTGTGATGACAGTTCCTTGGCCGACCAGAAGGGCCGGATACATCCAGATGAGCGGAGTGACTACTGCTGAGAGGGACTGCGGTCGGAAGGAGATGGTACCGAGGTTCGTGTCCGAATAGTCTCCGAACGGGCCATAGCGGAAAAGGGATAGCATGTACACAGCCCGCCTTTTTACCCAGAGCCTTTCGCCCGAATAATGGTTGCCCAAGGCTTGAGAGAGCGGAGGTACATTCTGCCCATTGACGAGCCAAGCGATCTCATACTTGAAAGTGCAGTCAACGTTGTACGCACTCGCAGGGAAGTAGTCCTGGGCATTACCCCAGAAGCACAGACCGATGTACTTAACGAAACCGTCATACGGGTTGTTTGCCGACGAGAGGCGTACCATGGCGCTGATCACATTGCGTCCGATGGTGCGAATGCCACTTCCGGCGCCATTGTCGTAATCGTCCCAGTAGCACTCGTGGATGAGATTCCAGAATACCGAATTGGAGCCGGCAAAGTAGGGTGTACCGCCCACGGAGTCCTCGAATTCGATCTGGTACGGCTTGGAGTCACGACCAGAGTTGTCGATGTCGAAAATGGTATCCAGATCATCCTGTCTCCACTTCCAACGTCCACCGCTGGCCAGAGCTGCCATCTTATACGGGTATGAATTCTTGGCGAAATTGTCCGTGGCGCCGAAGATCAGGCAGAATACATAGTGGTAGATGCTGTCGTCCAGGTCGAAATACTCAGCTGCCGAAGCCATGAACCGTGCCCGCCTTTTTGCCTTGAACCATTCATTTTTCTCCTCCGCAGTGTTCCCTGCAGGGACGCCGTTCTGTGTAGCAAGGCTGATATCCGGCTTATACTTCGCTTCCTTCTCGTCAAAGTAGTAGAGCGTGTAGGTCGAGTCCCCTTCGATCCAGAATTGCATATCGGCATAACCGAGCCGGGAGTTGTACTGCCCTTTGCGGAAATTCTCGGCATAGGATTCTCCGGAGAGATGGGAATTGATATTTGCCAGTGTAGTGGCTACGTCCGAATCATAATAGGGGTGATCGCTCGTAATCGGGAAGATAAGGGTAGAGTTCTGCCATACAAGGTTGTAGGCATCCTTGAACTCGTTTGTAGGCGATCCAGAAAGGACGGACCGGACGCTGTCTTGCCCGGAGGCCTTGTCCGTATCATATCCATGGCAGTTGCCGACTTCCAACCCCGTCAAATAGTTACCTTCCCCCAGGTCGATGGCAAGGCCTTCCTCATTGTAGAAGAAGTTCACATCTTCGGTCCATGGATAAGCGAACTTGGCAAGGGGCTGGTTGTGGTCGGTCCCTTCCAGGGAAATGAGGGAGCTCTTCACGGCATCGAAGCCGAAGGTCGGCTTGTCCCCTTTGTCGGGGCCGATTGTAAACAGGCCGATGAAGGTGTAGGACTCCTCGCCATTATTGTTGTGGTATTCGAAACCGAAAGCGGGGTACTGGTATACGGCAACCACAGGCCGTGCTGAGCCGCTGCCATCAGCAAGCGACTGCGCTTCGTTCCGCAAGCCGATCGCATCGTGCAGCTCCGTATAGGCACGGGTTGCGCCGATCTTATGGGACTGCATGGAGGAGGCCTGGTTGATCTTCGCCGTGATCCGCATGACCGGCGGATGGTTAGTCCCATCGAAGGCAACCGTCTTTGAGGATGAGGAAGGGCCCCAGCTGTACTGGTACTTGCCTCCCACCTTCGTTCTCTCCGTCACGTAGGAAACAGGCACCTTCTTCGTGTCGTTGGACTTATCAATGCGCCAGCGGACGTTCCATCGATAATAATTCATCGATGTCGTGCCCTGTCCCATCGTCTCAACACCTTCAATCTTCCAGTCCCATTCCGGATGTGCCCCGAAGTGCATCTCGAGAGTGGAACCCCCAGTGGTCTTCTTACCCCAGCCGTTTGCGGCTGACGGAACACCGTTGCCCTCAGCCATGGAGACAATGAAGTAGTTGAATCCATTGTCCCGGACAGCCTCGAAGTCCACGTTCGTGCCGCCGGAGTCCAGGACGGAAGCGAATTTCGCATCCATATCATTCCTCTCCGCGACAGTCTGGAGAGAATTGATATAATTGGTCTGTATACCGGTATCGGAAAGCGCGACGGGGTAGTGACGGACGAAATAAAGGAACACGTCGCAGTGGTCCGATCCGATTACCAGATCCCCGTTGAAACCATTCCAGTCGGTAGAACTGCCATAGCTGAAGAGGAAGTTCTTGTTCCCGTTGATATACGCCTTTACGAGCCTGTTCGATCCCTCGTAGTTCGGATTAATGGTCAAGGCAAAGTGCACGACCTCGTCGTCGCACAGATTTGTCCCCCTCTGAGTATCGTTCGATGCGTCCGTATCCGCGGAAGAGTGGACGGTGATGTTGTTCGGCTTGATCCGGATGCCCCTGAAGCCTGCTGCGGAAGGATTGGGAGAGATTGTAATGACGTTTTCGTCATAGTTGGAGACATTCGCCACCTTGTAGCACAGTTCGATGGTACAGTTATCTCCGGAAAGAAGGTTGAATGCCGAATGGGGGAGGATCACCTTCGTCTTGGCCGGGATGCGAAGGCACGCACGACCGTTATCGTCGGTCGTCCAACCGTCCATCCCGTTCATGAAATCCACCTCCGTCCAGGATGCCGCGAGCTCGGAATCGCCGACCACATTGACAATCTTTTCCTTGTTGGACTGGCCGTTATTGCGGTTCGCAGCAAGCATGTAGAAATCGTATCCCGTCGTGGGCGGGAAGACGGTTGAGTTGTCAAGCGGGATCTCCGCACCGGCTGCCGCGGCTCCCAGCTCGATAGAGAATGCGATGGCGTATCCAGATCCTTCGATACCTGGCCAGAGGGCCTCGTACGTAAGCGTCTGTTCGGTCCTTGTGGCTACATCTTCCAGGGATGAGGATTCGGTGCTTACGACAGAGCTTCCGTGTTTGTGCTGGAAGGTGACAGTAAGGTCTGCGTAACTTGCGGAACCGTCATAGACCGAATAGGCACACACCGGGGAAGAAGAGTAGTTGAAGATCTTGTCCGCGACGTTGTTGATGCATACAAGCTTTGCCGTATCGGTATCCTCGGCCGCGACAAACATGATCTGGTACTCGACTGGTTCGGACTCCAATGCAGCGGTCGAAACATGGGCCCGCACGGTGTACACGCCGGTGACGAGGTCCAGGATAGGGCTTCCGTTCTCGATCTGGAAGAAATAAGGCGTATTGGCATAGGCGTTCGTCGTGCCAATCAACGCGGTGACATCGTCGACGACCTTTGTACCATCTGCGCCAAATAAGGACAGATGCAGCGTCTTGCTGCCAGCCCCGGCAATCTTGAATCCGCCCAGGCGATGGGTGGCGCTGTCACTTTCCAGGACGGGAAGATACCAAGTATTATTGAACAGCTCGACATAGAGTTCCGCGAGGGTGACGGTATAGACGAGCGCCTGCGAGACGGAACCATCCTCGGCGTCGAACTGGAACTTGATTCGGTTCGTCCCGTTAACCAGGAACGAGAATACATCCAGCGATATGGTGGAGCCGGCGGCGTACAGGGCTCTTTCCGTGATGGGCGTATAGGTTCCGGTCAGCCCGCGGTCGATGAGGACGGTCACATAGCATCCGGTCTGGGTGTCGTTCCAGGAAGGGTCCGTGATGGACTTGGTCTGGACCCTGAAGGTCGTAGAGAGGGTAAGCGCCCCTGCATTCGTCGCCGTATTGATCTGCGTCGTCCCCGTGTTATTGGTGATATCCACGCGGTAGAGCGTGGATGAGAAGTTCATCGGGCAGGAGAACACAGGGAGGCCCGTCTGCGACGGGTCGTTGATGAAGCTGTTCCGGTCCTCCTCACTGGCGAAGAAGTACATCGTGTAGTTCGTCGGGTCGAAGTAAGCCGCCGACGTTACCTTTCGGAGATACGACTTGATGAACGCCTGCACCGCCGCGCCGTCGAACGGGAGGTTGACGTTAGTGTCGTTGCCCCAATCTTCGTCAAGATTCTGTATGCTGTTCGTGCTTGTCTTTGCCATGTCAATTGTTCCTCCATCCGTCATTGTTCAGCCATGGCCTATCGTTTAGCCACGCACCGGATCCGTAGCAGGACCGGACGTTCTGCCACTTGAGCCTGAGCCCCCAATAGGCCGCCTGCTTTGAGATAGTCCCTTTGTAGATAGCGGCCGTACCTCTGCCGAACTTGTATATCATGTCTCATCAACGAAATACCTCTTTTTCGGGTCCACCGCCCCTGCCTGGACGAGGGCCTCATACTGCTCAGCGCTCAGGTCAACATCCCGCGCTTCAACCCATTCTTCAGTAGCGTAGCCGGTGAGGTTGATCTGCGTCGTCCCGATCTGCGTCCATCCGAACCCACCGCTAACGTCCTGGACGGTAACATACATATCCTTGATAGTGGGGTCCTGGGAATCAGGGACGAGAAATACCGCCCCCGCAGTGGCGGATGATGCCGCCGGGAGTGCCTGGACGAGAATGAAACCAATCCCGCCCACCACGGCTCCAGGAGAGCCATAAGGATATATCGTCCTCGTCGCCATTTATCCTTCGATGATCCCGCATTCCCTGAGGGTCGCAACCTGATCTAGCGTGACATCCCAGGAAGCATCCGTGAAAACATCCAAGGAGACGGGGGTGAGAGAAATATCCACCTCGCGGGAGAATATCTCCTGGATGGACTTGTTGGCGTCTTTCCTTGCGGTCAGTAGGTCAAAGTGTTCGACCATGGACTTATTCTCCAGACGGTCTTTTTCCTCGGCCGCAAGTTCGTCCTTCCAGTCCTCCTGGAATTTGCGGATGATCTCTTCTTTGTCAGCACGAGCATCCTGACAGACCTTCCGGAGTAATAGATGGTTCTTCAGGAGGGTCAGACTTGCATTCCGGTCTTTCATCTTGGTAAACTTGATCCCGGCGAGGATTCCCGCCAGCTGATCGATTGTGGAGAGTTTGAGCTTCATTTTTCGATTTCCTCCCTATTTTCAGTCAATGCATCGGACTCGACAGATTCTCTCGCGTTGAGAATGCGCACACGGATTCCTTCGGCAAAAGAACGGAACCGAAACACCTCGGTTATGCAATCTCTTTTCTCATGGAACGTCTTGTCAATATACCTTTCAGTGAAAAACACATAAGAGCCGTCTGCTTTTTTCTTGTATAGTTTCACGAGGAGACGGATGTTTTCGTCGCTACCGCTTTCCGAAATGCCCGACAATACAACTTGCACATATTGCAAAGTATCCTTGATGAAAGACTCGAGCGACTCAATCCGCACGGAGACGTTTTGATTGGCGGAGAATACAACCGGGACGATTGTTACGCCATTCATAGAATCCGGTTTGTGGCTCTTGCTGCGGGCAAAGAGGTACGCCCCAACGGCGACCAATGCTAAAATCAAAAAGATGATAAAGATGACCATAATGTATGCTTGTTTAAGATAGTGACGCTGTTGCTGACAGTTTTACCGTATTGTTGGAATCCTCGATCTCGACCTTGACGGTCTGAAACCTATTCGTGAGTTCAGGCCAGGACTCAGAATAGACTCTTTGCTGTTGCGAGATGCTCCACGATACAGTCTTTGTGTCTATAAGTGTCCAAGTGTCCTCCGTTGCACTTGTCTTTCCATATAGTTTGACATAAAAGGTCTGAGTGTACGAGGCAATGTCAGCTGACGAACGACCTTGGGCCGAGAAGTCAACACGTTGTCGTTCCCTTATGTTTAGAGAAGTGGAGATGGTCTCATTTGAAAATGAAACGGTATTGTTTGCATCCACTACGCGGAAAGTGTATGGTTCGGTTGGAAGAGGGAAAAGATCAAAGTTGACCATATCCG